CTTCAAGAATTTTAGACTGTAATAAATTGCCCCTGAAAGTTGATGTCCCGAAATGGGTGGCTGAACCTGTCACTTGAACCTTGACAGAAACATCCCCAATCGGTCCAGGAGAGGTGTAATATTTCCAGTTACCGTTGGAAGACTTGCCTAGAAATCGCCAGTTAGACGAGTCAACATAGGCCGACTGTCCCCCAAATTCTGGTAATGCAGTAAATATAAACCGATAATTTCTAATATCGATGGCATCTGGTATCCTAATAACTGCATATTGGAACTGAGCCTGCTCTTCGGTAAGCGACAGTCTCCAATTGGCAGAAGCAACTCCCCTTGCCTTAGTTAGTGTCCATGCTCCTCCGCCTGTTCCTTCTCTAATTCCGCCCTGAGCATTATTATTGATATTTGCCCAGCCTGTTGCTTCTGAACCAGGAATTACATCGGCAATGGCGAAATTCAGTGAAGATAGGATCATATCAATGGTCTGTCCCTTAACCTGATCCCATATTGTCTCACCTAACCATATGTATAAGTCATCCTGCGTCCTCAGGGTTGCGTCACCATTATTGCTAGTGACATTCGCCACCTCAACGGTATAATACTTCCAATTACCCCTTACATTGCCATCCACTCCACCGACAGGCTTGACCTCCCCCGAAAACCAGCCACTTGGTAATCTTACCTGGATGGTATTGCTAAGTCTGTTCTTTTCAATCCTATAAACTATCTTCTGGGATTCCCCTGCACGGACATTAATAGAATTCGTCCCATCAGCAGCTCCAAACTCCTGAACTGCTCCGTTAAGGTCAGCGGGGAAGGCAGCGACCGCTTCCATTCCCCCCTGAGTAGCAACCTTCGCTAAATCCCATTCCCTATCGGTGCGCAAATCCTCAATATCAACCGTAAGATTTTCGAGTCTCTCAATGCGATCACGGTTCTGACTTACAGACTGGGAATCGGCCCCACCTCCATTATTACTGCTACCAGCATTGTCATCGACATACTTCTTGGTAGCAGCGTGGAGGTTGGAGGTGGGAGCACCGTCAAGAGTCAATTTGCCCGACATCGTTCCCCCTGATTTCAATAACGCTATGCGAGAGATTAACCTCTTAGCCTTTGATACATCGGGAACTCTTGAAGTGTCAGTCTCCGAAGAGTCAACATCTTCATTACGGGCAATGGTCACTATACCCTTGACTTGGGTGGTAGCAGACTTAACCTTCCTGGCAATCGCTCGGAAGGTCTTTGCAACCGTCATATAATCTTCATCGTCAACCTCACTGTCAACATCAGCATTGGTTGCCTTTTCGGGGATGGTGGGCTTGCCCTTGATGAAGTCTTCCTTAGTATTATCGGTCTGCGCCCAGTCTGACTGAACGCCACCTTCACTAATATTTGACCCACCAATGGGAGTTTCAGCGCCCCATATCCTTAACTTACCAAAATCGGTATCAACATTGACACCTATGGTAATCTTTCCAGCATTGGTAAGAGCAACGGTAAATCCATCCCCATACATGGAATCTGAACCACCTACATGGTAGCCAGGAAGCCTGATGTTATTGTTTATTTCACTTCGCTTTATAACAGAATGAATCCATACCTGCTTATTAGCACCTGTTCCTGCCCTACCCTCAAATACTAGATACTTGAACTTATTATAATCAGTATTGGTATTAATAAGGTTACCAGTGCTATTGTTCCATGTGAACTCATGAATTAATACAGGTCTGTCGGGGGAATCTGTCCCATCAGTTCCATCCCTACCCCTTATAATCGGGGTTATATCCTGCCATCTTCCCCCTCTTCGAGCCTGGTAGGATGTAGTATTACCATAGACTAAGGAAATTACGGAATCGGGATTAGCGTCATATAATTCCAGCCATCCGTCATTAGCATTATCATATGCGTCCCTTGCAGCCTCAGCGGCGGCTTTATTAGCGCCCATGAACTCATTGACCTCTTCACCTAAGACTAGACCAAATCCAGCGATACCTATTTCATCTTTAGCAAAGCCTGTAATTGATACTTCCATCGTTTAACTCCAATTAACGGCTCTTAACTTATCATTAATGTATACCAGAACATCCCTGCGCCCAACCTTCCTTTCCAAAGAAATCTTGTCGTCAGGTATTAGTTCATCGTTGTAGAATTCACTCATCAGGTCAGCAAAAACCTCCTCGCCTTTGGGGTTATTGATGAATGTATCCCTATATGCCATTGTTTTTCTTGTAATCTCGGCACTATCTACTGGTTTCAGCATTTATCTTAGCCTCCTGTTCAGCCATTGCCATATTTTGCATCTGCTCCTGGCTTTCTTCCCTGCTCCTAGCCATCTTCTTGGATTTCTCCTCATCGTGCAGGAGTCTGGCTGGAACTCCAAGAACCGAAGCAGTTTCCCTCAGAATTGCAGATATGTCAGGAACATCCTGTGCCTGAGGAAAGCCCATTTCCATGATTGAACCTACATGGGACAGGAATCTTTCAATTGCGTTAACCTCATCTAATCTTTGAACCCTAGCAAGTGGTCCAATATAATTAATATCCAGCGTCTTTGATTTGGTAGTTGGTGGAGGTTCGATCAGCCCCTGCCTGAACAGAATACCAAATGCTCTCTCCAACATTGGATTTAACAGATCCTTCTGAATTCGTGAAACCGTTGGTCCCAGAAGCCTCTGCATTAACTCATACCGAACCTGCACTTCCGTAGCGGTCATTGCGGGAGAATCTTTCAACTGTAACTGATCCACATAAAATGACCGTTCAATGGAATCCTGCATTCTCATGAGCCTCAACTCTCCTGGATCAAAGTTTGTCCCTGATTCCAATGGCACTACCCCCTCAATATCCCTTACAATATTAATAGTGGCGGGGGACAGGTCAATTGTGTTGATTACCGACCTTTCCTTTGCCAGAAGGGTGGGGTCAACTACCTTCTCCAATGCGGTCATTATTAATTTAACCAGAGCATTGGTGGTTAATACGGTATCCAGGCAGGAATTGGCAGGAGAGTAGCCCCACTTAGAACCTACCATTCTCGTCCACCTTCCCACGAAGGCAGGCATTTCGTAATATCCCCCTTCCTCGCCCAGCATTTCTTTCGTCTTCAAGTGGACATATTTATAGCCCACTGCCCTATCCTTAGGATTTACATTCTTGGCAAATCTATCCTTAGTTTCCCATCCGTCTCGGTGGTAGGCACAGAATACTACATCTTCTTTCAGAGTAACTCCATCGTTAAACCGCTCCAATACCTCTTCGGGAACTCCGTCCTTGCCGAACTTATCTACCATCTGAACTGGGGTATACATGTTCTTACGGAAGAAGGTATGTATCTGGTCTTCAAAGTTCTCCTCAAAGTCCACCTCTTCCAATGGGACACACTTGAAATCTATTCCCCTCTCTACTCCGTTCTTAATCATCGGTTCTTCCATGATTACGGTAGTGCCAAAGGTCACCATTTCATTATACCCCTGCGTAATCTCCAGGTTGAAATTGGAGTCTTGCAGGGATGAAAATATAGTGTTGCGGGTAGATTCCAGCCATTCCCTCACTCCCTTTTGATGGGCAAGTTCTGGCTGGGACTTGAAGGTATACTCAAACCAATGAGTTACGGATGAGGTAAGCGATCCATGAAGGGAAGCGGCTAACAATCCTGCTGACCTAACAGCAGTATCGTCCCATCGTTCCCTCCTGCGCCAGTCCACCTGATTTTCATTCATATACTGGTAGTCAAACTGCCCATATTGAGGAATAAAGTATGTCCTTATGAGCCTCCACACCGCTTCAACGGTCTTCCTCTCTCCCCTCAGCACTTCCTGCTGCTTACATATCCATTCGGGGCTGTATTTACTTCTATCGGTCATGTTATCTCCTCAGCGAAGATATTACTGTTGGTTGTCTTGCTTGTATAACTCTTCCCCTACCATCAGAAGGTGGGTAATATGGTCTATCCTCATGCCAGGATATCGCAAGATACCGCAATGCATCTGAGCCATGATTTGCCCACCCCTTAGCAGGAGTGTCACGCCATATGTCATTAATTTTATCATATGACTTAGTATAGGCTTTCAGCGAAGACCACAGATGCTCACACTTAGGCTCGTTTATCCTTAGACGTTTAAAGAATGTTCTGGTGGCATCTATTCCGTCTTCGAGTGTTAGACGGGGGACTTCGCTGAAATATAACCCGAACAGTTCTGCAACTTCCTTTCGGGTTCTGGGAGTATCGGATACGAAGGAGTAATCCCTAACTCGTATGTCGTGGGGAGCAAAGTGCTCCTCATATATGTATGGTTTGTTCTTTACTATCTTTATCCATTCGATCATGGTTCTTCCAGACCCGTATTCCACATCAATTATCCTAATATAATCCCCGTCAGGCTGTGCGAAAATTATATAGTTGTAATCACCCATGCCTAAGTCCCATGCGGTGATTACAGGCAATTCAGGGATGTAGGGGTAATCTCCAATGCGCTCTTCCAGTTTCATCAGAGCGGTCTGTTCGAAGTAATATGCCCCTTCATTAGCGGACTCGAAAGAACAATAGTATTCCTGCTGTATGTTAGACTCTGATACTCCTTCTTCCCTCTCATTTTGAATATCTTCGGAAGACATCACGGGAACGCCAGGAGACTTAAAAGTATCCTCAACAGTAAGTTTCATTGCAAACCATCGGGGATTCTTCTTAGCCATAGTATATAACTGGAAACCATGATTTTCCCCTCTTGGAGTATGGATGAGTATTGCCCATCCCCCGGTCGCTACCAGGATTGGTCGGATGTAGTTCCACGCATCTGGGTCGCACAGGGAATATTCCGAGAATACTACCCCATAGGGAGATGTTCCTACCAGGCGGTCGTAGGTGTCTGAACCTACTGCATACCATATTGACCCTATCTTGAACTCCACCTTCATATCGGTTTCGTTCTTGGATTTTCGTAACTGCTCTGGGAATGCCTGGTCTATGAGGGATACTCCTGTGTGGGGATTTTTGGCTTCCCATACCACCTTCCTCGCCTGTCGTCCTGTGGGTAGGCAATGCCAATATGTAGCCACTTTCTTGTGGGCCGATATGGCGGTAAAATTCATTGCCATTACATCCTTACCCGCTCTGCGATGCAATACCAGGCAGGCACGCTTTCGTTCAGCGAAACCCATTCCTTCTGGGGTTGCTAGCATATAGTTGAAGAAAGGTTGCTGATACTCCCTTGCTACCCAATTATTAGGGAGTTCAATCGCTATCTTTTCCATCAACTGTTACTGTTGGCTGTGCTACTAGATTATCTAGATTTATGTTAACTTGCACTGGTGCTACCTTTATTCCCTCATTAACTCCAAGACCAATGGACTTACCTAATGATTCCAATGCCGCTCTTGCTTCTCCTGGAAAGAATTTCCTCTCCATAACCATTGCTCCATTAGACAATACTATGGGAATCTCCTCTTCCCCCATCAGTTTGGGCAATAATTCCAGGAGTTTGGTTCTAATTAGTTCCTCTGTTACTATATTGGTTTCGTGGGCTTCCTTCTGCAAATCTGCAATAAGTGCCCTTACCACAGGATTAGACAGTAAGTCCTTACCTCTGGGTCTAGATATTCCTGCTGCGTCGGACGCTGACACATAAGAGGATGTATTTACGAAACATAGGGCAAAGGTTACATATTCAGGGTCGAGATTTTTCCACCCTTCCTTTCTGTGCCTTTCGACCTGCTTCGAGTATTCGATTAATTCGTTCATCCGCTCTATGCTGGGGATTATTTAGTAATATATGATCGAGAACCTTCTCTCTGGCATAAGTTACCTGAGAAGACTCCCGTTCGTCCCAATCTGTAAATTGTAATAACATGTGAATGACCTCATTCTATAATTATAGCATAGGAAACGGTGTGATACAATATATGTTCGGACAGAGACAAGGAATATATTGCCTTTACGGTTTATATTTTCTAGTCGGAGTGCGAATCCCCCCGCCTCTGAGCATTCCCGCTTTGCGGGGGTGGATTACCTCTCGACGGGCGACACTGGCAAGATGGAAGCTGCAACAGCCTGGCGGCGTGGAAGCTGCAACGATGCGAAGGCACAAAAAAGGGGGCATGACCGAAGCCATGCCCCCTTGCGCTTGGTGCGGTGCGTTAGGCTTTAGCCAGCACTTCCGCTACCCCATCCTCCGTGATGAAGCCGTCTTTCACTGCGCCCCTGATCAGATTACCAGCGTTCATGCGCTGTTGACCAGCGTTTAGAT